AGAGACGCTATCCGTTCAAGTATTTCGTCAAGAGTTAGCACCGTACTTCCCCCGTAGGTATGACATAGACACAGGCATCTCATCAAACGTGCCGTTATCTACTTCGTTGAACACCCACAAACCAGACCATGACCCGTTAGTCTGTGGGTTTAAATATTCTTCGTCATGCTGATAGAAGATACCAGCAAACAGAGATGTCATTCTTTTTCCTGCCGCGTTTCTGTCAAAGGCAATGTCTCTGTCTTGTACATGGCCCATGACGCATGACATATGTTTCTTTTGGAGCAGTAGCTTTGCATTCGTGACTGCGCGGCCCATAACACCGCTAGTAAAAAAGTGACAATAAGCAATGCCATCCACAATGACAGGCTGAAGATACGGAAAAACTTCCCAACCCCGCAAGTTAAGATCTTCATAGCTCATCAGTCCTTCTAGCTTGGCATCGTTCTCGACTGCACGTTCTATTCGTTGTTCGTGATTACCGATAGTAAAGATGAGGCGTGGCTTCCATATCTTCTTTTTGCGTCTACGTAACCGTTGTTGCTCTGCTCTGATACAGTCCATGAATATCTGCATGGCTTCGTTACCAGCCTCAACATCAGCGGAGTAACGCCTACCTTCAAACGACTTCTTACCTACGTCATACGATGACAACGACGGCATGTCCCAGTGGTCACCAAGATGAATGATCACATCAGGCTTCATGGCACAGGCATAGCGCCCTGCCCAGTACATATGATCAATAGGACAATCAGGTTTGATCTGTGTGTCAGGTATTACTAGGTGTCTCATCACTTCCATCCTGTAGGTATTGTTTCAAGAGTAAACCAACGGAATCCATGCTTCTCTGCCCACTCTTCCATTGTGTAGCGTGTACCATCTTTTCTTCTTCGTGATCCCGGCATTGGGGTGTTTGGTTTTTGGAAGAGAAATACCAACTCCTCCTTTGGGCCAAGCGTTTCTGCAATGTGGACATACTTACGCGCCTCGTCTGATGTACGGAACCTACCCTTTGCTTCTATCCACACTGTCTTAGTCTTGGTGGTGTAAACAAAGTCAGGCTCATAGTATTTAGGAACAAAGTAAAAGATTTGTTTTGATGGGTGATACTCGCAGCTACGCATTAGTGCATGAGCTTCTTTCTCAAACTTGGAATCAAATTTCATTGGGCTTGGTATATCTATCGTCAGGTGAACGCAACAAGTAGAGAAGGTTAAGACTTTCTAATAGTCTGTCTTCATCCAACTCGTTGTCCCAGTAGTGAGTTAGACACACACTGTAACACTCCCACTCAGTAGAACAAGGATCAATAATCTTGTCTGCTTTCTTAGGACCAACACCATAGATTCCCGGTATGTTGTCAACCCTGTCACCCATCAGTGCCTGTTTATACAGCCAACGCATAGCGTCATCAGGGTTAAATGCATTTAACTTTTTCTTGGTGTAGTCATACATAAGACATGGTATCTGTTTGAAGTCTTTGTCCAACGAACAGATGATGGCGTTGTGGTCTAGCTCAGTAGCTTTGATAGCAATAGCATCATCAGCTTCCATGCCGTCTACAACATTAGCATTCCACTCAGAGATCATATAGTCGCGGAGCAGTTTCTTGTGTACAGGTGTTCGTTTGTTGTCACGATTACCTTTGTATGGTTGTGTAACAGCAACCTCATCCCTGAAGTTGCCCTTACCAGTTAGGTACAGAATGCTTTTGGTGTAGTGATCAGATAGATCCAAGACCATCTCAGATAGATAGTTATCTAGGGTCTGCACTGCAACGTCTTCTGACTCCTCGTCACAGGCAAACCCTACACGGTACACCAGCATGTCACCGTCAATGAGTATCACAGAGCTTCCATCTCTACAGCTTCGGGTTCGTACTCAACAAGGTTGGTAATTGTCAGTCGCTTAAGTGTGGCACTACGACCCTTCTTCTTAAGGTACTCCCAATCGTAGTAGCCGATGAGACAGCGGGCTTCGGAACCGTTAGCCACAATTGATCCTGACTGTACGTCGTCTTCATCGCTTCTAGGTGTTCGTCCTTTGAGAAGCACCTCTGTTCCGTCTGGTCGGAACGCACGATATTTGTTATTAGATTTGCATGTGATAAATTGTCCACGCTCATCGCCCTTGTTGTTAATGGTAAGACCCATATCCTCCAACGCAGTAACAGCCGCGTCAGAAAGATTACAAAGATCAACAGTAAACTTGTCTGCAAGCTCGTTCTTCTGAGTCAGCTTGGGCCAGAACAAAGTGCAGTTGATCATTACGTTAGGTGCTTCATTAGACATAGTAGCATATCTCCGCTAGTTAAACTTACCCTAATATTATACCACATAAAATAGAATTGTGCTAGTGGGTATCAGCCCAACTATTACCAATCCTATACTCTCCGTCCAACGGACAGTTCAGTTGCAGAACTTCGCCTGCGAATACCATTGCGTTAACACAAGACTTACCAATGAAGTCTGCGTCTTCTGGTTTACATTCTATCTGCCACTCGTCGTGTACCTGTGCAACCAGCTTGAAGTTAACACGCTCCAACAGATCGTACAGTATGACGATAGCTTGCTTCATAACCACAGCGCCAGCGCCCTGTAGTAGTGTGTTCAGTGCGGCATGAGCAGAGCGTACACGTATGCGTCTACCATCAAGGCCAGTGAGGAACCCTGTCTCTGCGTCTGCCATTGTCTCGTTACGTAGGTCAGCCAGTGCTGGTGTGTTCTCAAGGAACGCCTGCTTCAACTTCTTACCATGAGCAGCAGTACCGCCTACGATGCTACCAATCTTGGCATCTCCTGCACCGTACAAGAACGCATAGATAAACGTCTTGGCATCATCCCTGTTGTCTAAGCCAGCGGCTATACGGTTGGCTGTGTGTATGTCACCTGTAAGTATCTCGTTGGTGTACTTCTCGTCGTTCATGTAATGAGCCAGCATACGTAGCTCAAGGCCACTAGCATCAGCACCAACAAGTACGTGACCAGTAGGGGCAGTAAACAAAGACCGACACTGCTTGCCATACTCAGCCCTTACAGCAGGCACTTGAGCCATGTTCGGATTGGAGTGCGCCATCCTTCCGGTAACCGCTCCAATGTGACGGACTCGCCCATGTATTCTCTTGTCTTCTTCAACTGCCTTAATCCACGAATCCACCTGTGACGCTCGTTTCTGGCAGAGAAGATAACGCAATATAATCTTTGCTTCTGGAATGTGAGTCTGCTTCTTGAGCGTTTTCTCATCCACTTTCGGTTTTCCTGCGGGAGTGAGTTCCTTCCAAACTGCACCCTTACTAGCAAGACGCTCTGCGATCTGTTGTCTACTACCGACGTTGAATACCGTAACTTTGTCCTTGAGTCTCTTCTGTGTTTTATCACTGATCCTTTCCTCCACTATGGGTGGGAACACACGTTGCAAGTCACGCTCAATCCTGTGCATACGGGTAGTCAGTTCTTCGTACAGTTCAACAGCACCATCCTTGTCAAACTCAAACCCGTTGTCTTCCTGATCCTTACAGATGAACGCTACGCTGTGTTCAAGATCAACACAATGCTTAGTAAAACCAAACAACCTTAGCTGTTGTACAAGCGCATCGTGAAGTCTTTCAGTAACGTCCACATCTCTTTTGCAGTACTCCACCATCTCCTCAGATAGCTCCGACCAATCCGAATGATCTCCTTTAGGGAAGCCGAGCCTACCTCCCCAAGCAGCCAAGCTGTGACCACCATCCAGATCGGGATGAAATAAACGTGAAAGTACCAGTGTGTCCACAACTCTGTCTTGAGGTATACGTATACCCCATAACCTGTGAAGCACAGGAAGATCGTACCCGATAACATTATGCCCGCAAACCTGTCCACCACGCGCCAGTTCATCCATCAAACTCCTTCTAGATAAATGGGTCAAGTGAGCTTCGTTCGATCTCTTTGTAACCACGCAGTGTACTTTCGTAGGGTTCAGGCCGTCTGCCTCTATGTCTAAAAACACAGTATTCGTAGTAGGCGAGATCAAGCTTCTGTCTTTCTGATAGTTTGTTACCACCATCCCTCATCTCCCTGTTCTGTTCCTGTGTCATAATCCATTGTCCCATCTTCGACATCATGTATCTCCTCTAGATCACTAAGACTAGCATAGTCTATGTTACCTATTGCTGTCAAATCATCTTCAACTAGGAACCGACTACACTCGTTACACATATCAACGAACTCCCCACTGCCGCTGAACTTCTTGGTTAGCTCGTAGTCTGTTAGTATCTTATC